CCAGATGGTTCAGATGATCCCGCATAAGGCATTATGACGCCCGCAGGTGTACCTGTATTTGCTGCATTGAACGCGGAGACTGCTACAACATTCGCACTATTTGCCTTGTCAAATGCACCAGATCCAACAACATTAGCAGTGTTTGCCTTGTCAAAAGCCGCAGAACCTATTGATGCAGCAGTATTTGCTTTGTTAAATCCAGCATTAGCAACATCAAATGCAACGTTTGCGGCATTAGCCTTTGCAAAGGCTGCGATAATTGTTGGTTCAACATTCATCGCCGAAATTGTAACGACGTTTGAAACAACGGTATTTGACGTTGCAACATTTGCAATCAAGTTGCGATATGTTTGACGACCATCATCGAGGATGTCATTTGCAATGACAGCAAGTTGATTGGTAACCAATCTCCATTGATCAAAAGTATTTGTCAATGCAACATTACTGACTGCCATTATTTGTTCTCCGACAACAATGCTAGTATCTTGTTCATGGTATCCTTGATTTCAGAAACTTCTTGCTTTAATGTATTTATTTCATTGACTTTGGCCATCATGTTCTTCTTTACCTTGTATTCATCAAGTTGCGCCTTATTTGTATTCAAAATGGCTTTTGAATGAATATCGCGGACATATTGAGTATCTGTAATTTTGACTTTTGTCATATCATCCTGCTGGTAGAGCAATTGCTCTCATGTCACGAACTTTAGGCACAAGTGTTGTATCCGAACTACTTAGCACGATTTTTATCGCAAAATATTTGAAGGTATCATACGTTGTAGTTCCACTTGTATAAAGAATTGAATCCGTGTTCAACGATGGACGATATTCATATTCAATATAATCATTGTAGTTTGTGGATGTTACTCCAGATGGTGTGTATTGTAACATTCTTGTATATGGTTTCGTATCAAAATCATCCGAATCATCGGCATTTAGTATCTTGTAATATACCTCAATACCTGTAGCTGGAGGCTTGTATGCAGTCAAGAATACTCGAAGATCACTTGATTCAAAACCGTCATTTAAGGTAACACGACGGCTAATATAGCGAGCAAGATAATTACCACCAGAACTTCTGGTCTCACCCAAGATGATGGCAGATGCATTTCTTGTTGCAAATGCATTTTCTATTGTGATTGTTGGTGTTTCTGTATATCCTGAACCAAAGCTGGTAATATAGATCCTATCAATTGTTCCGGAAGGTGTGACGTTTGCAACTGCTGTCGCTCCGCTTCCATTCCCACCAGAGATTGTTACAGTCATGCTATTTGATAGATTATGACCTGCGCCACCGTCGGTAACGACTACAACTGCATTTGATAGATTTGCATTGTTGATGATGTTTTCAATCGTAAACAAACCCGCTCTCTGTACGTCAACATATGGAGAAACGTCTTCATTTAATGTTGACATTTCAGACTTGAGAACAAACTGATCTGATCTATTTACATCAATTCTTCTGCGACCAAAACCATCAATGAACTCATAGTCTTTGTTTGTTAGAAAGGATGTGTAAGAAGAATCAAGAGTTCCTGTTGATTTCAATGTTGCTTTATATGCGTAATCAACACTAGAAGTTGCAAATTTTACTTGATCGGTTCTAACATACATTGCATCCATTTCAACATTTGAAGATGGTGCACGAACATTGAAGATTGCAGTTCCAGTACTACCTGTCGTAAATACGCATTTACGAAGAACATACATCAAGTCTTCATCTGCAAAAGGAACCCATTGTGAAGCATTTTGCGGCTTGAATAACACACCTGATGCTGGCTGTTTAGAGACAAGTCTATCTGTTCCAAGAATTGGTGTGCCAATTTTAGCGGAGTGAAGAACATACTCAGGACTATCAGAATAGACTACAAGTGCATATTCACCCCCTGGCTCAAGATAAACTGGAGCAGGAAATTTAAATGTTGTTGCTGTATCAGGATCTGTCGTATCAGGCAAATCAGATGTATTTACACGAATTGCATCAATCGAAACACGCGAATTTGGAATTGCGTAACTAGAAAGAGGAAATCCATTTCTTGTTGGTCGTAATTGAACTTCGATGGGAAGAATGCCTGAGGAATCCTTATTGACAAAAAATAGATCGACACTAGATAGAAACACGCCTTCACGATAGAGAAATGCGTCTATAGAAAATGTTTGTGCTACTAATGCTGGCATTTTTTATTTTTCCTGTTCAATCTAATTTGTAAATATCTTTATTAATTTCCAATTCCACCTCCGGCGGCGCCGTCGCCGGAGCCGTCGTTTCCATCTGGACCAAATGATCCGCCACCACCACCCATAGTACCAGGATCACCCAAACCACCATGTCCAGATGATGCTCCCATGGCGTCAGAATCGTAATAATATGAACCGCTTGGATAATAAGTTGGTGATGGTACTCTGGTTGCTGTAACTCCAATTGAAACGCCGAGTAGACCCTGTGCTATGAATCGGCCTTCACCGACGGTCGTTGAATTTGCAGAAACTCCATTTGCAACGTCAATGATCTTGAACTTTCTTTCGCCAGTTCTAAACTTGATCGTTGAATTCTTAGGCACTACAAATGTACCTGCAATTTGACCAAATTCATTTGTCTTTGAGTTACCAATCGAATATCTTGTATTTGATCCTGGTATAGTTGTAAATCCTGCTGTGTTTGAAGCGGTTCTTGTTGAGCCGACATATGAGTCGATTCTATAAGACTCGCCAACACCAAGACCATCAACAAAATACATTGTATTTCCGACATAAAAACTATCAGTATTTGCCGCATCAAACGATAGATTTATTGCAGTTGAATTTGCACTTCTTGCTGTTCCTGAATAATGTCTATACGACACAACAGTCGCGGTATTTGCAGATCTTGCACCTGTCCATGTTTGACCTACAAGAACATTTCCTACGACATCGGTGATATAAGCAACGTTTGTTGAAGATAATGTTCGTGATAGAATCACGTTTGCAGCATTTGCACCAGACGTAATTTTTTCACTATTCACAATATCAAAGAAATTATTACCAGAAAATACAAGTTCGTTTGCCCTTTGCACATAACCCGTAACGTTGACATCGTCAAAGTAATAATAAACGACTTTTCTAGGCTTCAATGACATTCCGACAAAGTCAATGTCAATTTGACGCATGATTGGTGTTACGCCAAGATTAACGACGCGGTCATTGACAACTTGAGATATTTGATCAAATGATGAACGTCTAAGGAATCCATTTTGGAATCCACCAACTGTTGTTGTTCTATTTACTCCGTTTTCCCAAATTTGAAGACCGTTTCTGCCTTGCTCGTTTACTTCGGATGTAACAATTTCTGCACCGGTTGATCTTGTTTCCCAATGACCAAACTCAGTATCAAACGTAGATACTGCACCTGTGAGAGCAGATTGTAGACTTGAGTATCCATCATTTTCACCCGAGTAATTTATATTGACATCTGGCAATTCGTACTTTTCAAAGTACCAATCAGACTCAGGAATCATGTATACAGATCCGACAAATCTTGCAAACAAGTATGGCTGAACAGTTACTGTTTGCGATGCTACATTTTGAGTTATCATGATCTCTTCCGTAAATGGAAGAGTGACAAGACCCGAGTTATAAACAACTGCGGTGCTTGTTGAAAAATCATAATCCAAGAAATGTGCGTTTGTATTTGTTTGTGGTCTTAATTCTTCTGTTCTAAAGTCAATAGAACACTTATAATCAAGATTTCTTACATCACCTATTGAGTGTCCCTTGAATGAATCAACAAGAATACCATTCTTTGTGCGATCAAGACCGTTGACATCTTTGATCGACATGACTTCGGTATCTTTTTCTAGAAGATTCAATGCTGTATAATACTCTAGATTTTCAACACGCTTTTCAATCGCGCCAATATCTCGCATGGTGTAACGCTTGTTTTCTACAAACTTTATGATTACGTTTGCAGGACTTGCTGTATACGGAGGCACGGTCAAGTTATAAAGAACCATTGATCCTTCAGGCTCTCGTGGTGAGACTGGATTTAGAGATGGAACACCCTTTATAACTTGAAATACTCTATCTTTTGTAAGAACAACTTTATCTCTTCTTGCCAAATAGTACTGATAATCGGCAGAGAATTCCTGATTTGGTAATCCAATTCTAAAGTTTTGAAGAGTATAACCGGGCGATGTATTTGAATTGTCTTGTCTTCTTGGTCTAAAGTCGATACAATCTCTTAAATCGTGTGTTTCGCCAGAAGATGCACTTATATACTGTGGTATATTTGCATAGAATGGATATGAATCGACCGAGAAATAGCCCAATCCATCGCTACTACCTGATTCGTGCTTGAAGTAACTAAAGCACACCACGACATTACCTGTAGGTGGAGAATATCCTGGTAAGAATGTGATACCGCCGTGATCATAATGATCGTCTCTCTGACCGGTATCAATAGAATATCTTGCTGTGATATCTGTGTATGCGGATAATGCGGTTCCTGAAGTAAACGCTGCAGTTCCAATATCATAAATCTTGTCAATTTGATATACGTCTGAAGTATATAGACTATCCTTTAGACCCGGTGTCTTATTAGGATTTGACAAGTGAACCTGACCCACTGCTGAATAAACAGACACGTTTGCAAATGTAGCATTTGCAGTTCCACCTTGTGTCAGAATATGAGTAGAGTTTGAGGAAATGAACGTTTTTAACTTTTCGTTTATCTTCGTGCCAGAATTGATCGTAACCTTTGCAAGAATATCTGCAGTAAACGTATTTGCACGATATGCGGTAAATGTTGCAGTTGGTGTTCCGCCGTTGTTGACTACGATTGAAGCGCCAGTTGGCGTAAATGGAAGAATTGAACCATTTGCTCCAATTGTGGATCCTTGATTGTCACGAATTATGACAATGAAATTTTCTAGAGTTTGGGTTGACGACTGAGTTCCATTTGAAAGGAAGACCTCTCCTGCGCCAGCACTAATTGCGCTAGTTACGCCTGAAGTGAAAGGAACTGCAGTTTGAAGTACTTTGAAATAGTCGTATGTCTGATCGCTTATACCAGTTGCAATATAATTTTGCGGCAGTTCAAACAAATATTTGCTAAATCTTGGGTCAGTAATCTGCGTCGAACCCGATGTATTTGCGGTCAATGGATTTGTAACTCTACTTGATGCAGACACATCCATCGAACCACCAATGGAAACTGGTGTTGTCGTTGTTCCGGCGACGATGTTTGCAAATGCTTCAACATCTTTAGCCGAGAAATCAATCGACCAACGATCTACATTTGCGGAAACTGATGTCATTGACAAATTAGAATCTAGGATTGCGGTTCTTGTTGAACCGTCATAGTTCACGATTGTTCTTGTTAATCCAGACAGAGACCCGTTTGCAATTCTTATTATTGCACCAGTATATGCATTTGCAACTGCTGAGACAGTTTGTGCAGCTGCTAAATTAGCAATATTTGCAAGAACAATCCTATCATTTGATGTATTTGCAAATATGGTTCCCGTTACATTTGAAAATGTAAAATCATTCAAATAAACTCTGTAATTATATGTTTGTGAATTTTGAGTATTTGATGCACTATCATAGTCAACGCTCACAACTCTTGCCGTACCTATTTTTGTTGCAGCATATACAGTAGAATTATTGGTGTTAATTGAACTACGAATTACTGAATGCAGGTCTACAAGTTGTGGACCAATACCGGAATCATCAATCTTGAAGAATCCAGTTGCTGTTGCTCCACCTGTTGAATTTGCATTTGTACAAATTACATAATTACCATAGTTCAATGATAGTGGATAATTATTTACGTTTGATGTCGTGCGAGAACGTTCATTTGTCAAGTCTAGTTGAGATACTAATTCATACTCAAATCCTTGAACATATGCTTTTCCTGGACTTAGGCTAACAGTGAACAATTCAGCATTTGGTGTCGTATTCGCATGATCTCTTAGACGAATATTGAATGGACGTACAGTGTAACTACCTGACTCGTCATTGGTTCTTCTTGCCAATGTTTTTTCTAATTCTGAATAGATAGGATATTTGATGATGTTTTTTATCACACCATTTTCAACACGAAGAAGTTCAATGAATTGACTATCGTCAGTACTTGTTAGTGTTCTTTTTGCAAGAACGAGTTCCAACTTGTATCTTGTCGCACCCGGCGCTTGATAATTCGATGCTTCCAGTGCAGGATCAAGAAGAGATGTGTCTGAAGTTGGAGAAACGATAGTCTTGTTTAATTCTAGACCAACTCTATAAGATGGTGTTTTTGAATATTTTTCCAAAATGATTGTTTGATCAGCAACTCTAGCAAAATAACCATCAACAAACATCACGCCTTCTGAAATACTTGCAACTGAACCTGTTCCCTGGGGACCAGAAACTACAGCAAAATCACTAGAGTTAGCTGCATTGATCGTATCATTTGCAAACTCATCGCCGGTAATATACTTGACCATCAAAACTGGAGTTGTGCCAGATTCAGTCTTAAGAACGAATGCGGATGCAATTGTTGAAGTCGTATTTGTCGTATTGTTTACATATTTGCGATCAAAGTTTGTGACAGTAATGTCAGAGCCAGAATATTGAGATGATAGATTTAAAGCAGTAGCGAACGATGTTGAAATTTGTGCGCCAGTTACAATGCTACCATTCTTGAAAACGTGATCACCAAAGCGCTGTACTTGCTTTTGTAGAATTGTTTGAAGCTGTGTTAGTTCGCGAGCCTGAACGGCAAATCCAGGACGAAATAAAACACTATAGAAATCTTTTGTTTCGTCATAATCATTATAGTATGGTGTTGATACGGTTTCTGATGGAACAATCTTATCTGTCATCTGACTTCCTTAGTATTTTATGACTATCTTCATTATTTCTGCTTGATCATCAACTCTTGTTACTGGTGTTATATTGTCTATGTATATGACTTGTCCAGAACGATTTTTTAAGTTTGGATTTGAAATGGAAGTTATGAAACGATTTCCGCCAGAAACTTGCCCATTCAATGTGGTTGTTGTTGGTGTTCCCGTATATTCTGTAACCTTCATTATGTTTGTTGAAGTATTCCAAGAAAGAACTCGGGCACTAAACGTTGCAGAATCGAGAGACGCACCCTGATAAACATATTCGTCTGAAACATAATCAGGACCAGAACCGGCAATTGACAAAGTCAATGTTTGTGAAAATACAGTATTTGTAAATGCATTTGATGAATTGTATATCAATGGATCCTTGATTATACTAACTTGTCTATAATCGTTGTTTGCAATCAATGCTCCATCTTCATCACCATCAATTCTAACGCTCATAAGAATGTTTGAGCCACCCAATTCATAAACAGGATCTTTTCCGTGTCCACCTTGAGGTCCAATTATAGCACGAAGTGACGCATTTGATCCACCGCCACCAGACACAGTAACATTTGCGGTTGTGTATCCTGTTCCTCTTGTAGTTACAACGACATTAGCAATCGTGTTACTAATCGTATTTACATATGCAACTGCTGTCGCATCACTACCGTCACCAGAAATTGTTACCGTAACATTTGATGTGTTTGTATAATTTGATCCGCCATTTGTGACAAGAATAACATCTATTGCACCATCAACGGCAGCTTGTTCGACAGCATACTGTTGTGATGCATCATCAATTGTCAATGTACGAACCGGCATCCAATCATTTGTCAGAAATTTTTGTCTATCTCTGGTATTGAGGGTGTACATGTATTTCCAAATATATCCATCAGCTTCTGTGCTTGAGAAACTTGCTTGAACATATGTTGGTTTTACTGTAGAGTTTGCTGAATTATTATTGTATAGACACTTGTAGATGTTATAGTCATCTGTCATTACATAAAATTGAGTGTTGGCATCATAAAGCGTGCTTGAAGTGTCATCATACGCTTGATATACTGTATTTGTTGTCCAATTAACTCTTTTTATTGCAAGAGTAATATCGTTACCTGTAACTCGTTTTCCGCCAATAATGTTTCTCCAGACATCGTCTCTGTCGCTTGTCGTATCTACGGCTGTATTGGGAAGAGAATCATTTGCCCAAGGTGTATTTTTGCCATAAGCAACGTACAAATACGTTGCGGCAGGTTCTGAGACCGATTCTAGAAGTTGCTCGGCTGAATTGATTCTTAAATTTCTTGTTGTTATGGCTGTCATTAAAAAACTCTATTGTAACTCATATTTATGCTGGAGTACTTGAGGAGTTTGAGCAATCCGTGATATTATTTGCAAACGTGAAGTTATTTGCAATTCCGCTATTGATATTTGCATAAAGTGCATTGCTTCTTAGATAGATTGATGGAGTGACCTCTACACTCACTCTACCCATGTATCCATTTGACTGCAGCATATTACTTGGTAATAGATCACCATTTGCTCCAATAAAGAAGTTTCTTATCGTAGCATTTGAAACATTGACATGTGAATTTGAAAACCAAACTTCGGACAAGCAACCATCATACGCACGACTCAAGTCTACTTCAGCACCAATTGAAACGTTACTTCCGCCCGTATAGTCAATTACACCGAAATTGATTGTGTCGAGTCTCGTTGAATTGATATCATTCAAGTATACATGACAATTTGAATTTGAAGATAGATCCCAAGTTGCAACTATGTGATTCCAAGAATTCTTGAATATCAAGGTTGAAGTGTTTGTTGTCAATTCAAGCAACTTTGTATTTGTCGAATCTCTAGCAACAATCTTGATAATATCACCATCATTATTGGATGTATTTGCAAAAGTATCTGGTGATATGATATCACCATCTCCTATCAATGCACCAATCGTTAGATTTGCACCTGAACCAGAACCAGATACAGCAACGATAGGTAATGCATCTGTACTATATCCAAAACCACCAACTAGATGACCCGAATCACTTGAGTATGGAGTCATCGTAGTTGCTATAATTGCACCTGTTGCATTTACTGTGACAGTTGCATTTGCACCAAATCCATAACCACCAATAATATTGGTAAATGTGATAATATTACCATTTGAATATCCTGTACCTGTAGAATTGATCTTCAATCTACCAATTATACCAAGATTTCTTAGATAAGTATTTCCTGTAGCATTAACCGTCGTTGTCAAAACATTATAACCATTTCCTTGAGCGTTTAGGGAAACGGCTGAAATTGGACCTAGACCAGATAATGCAAAAAATGTCAATGTTGGTAGAAGTGCTGTGTTTGCATTTCCGCTTGCACCATTGCTATATGCACCAATAACAGTTGCATTGTATGTATTGATAACATCAGAATTGATATTATATGTATTTGGATGAAAACTCCCGTCACTAAGAACAGTAACTATCGTTGCATTTGCGTTTGTTCCAGTTCCTGTAAAGATCACATTGTCATCTACTGTGAATCCTGCACCACCATAAACAACAGTCAATCCTGAAATTCTACCAACTAGAGAATTTGCTCTCTTTGCAAGAGATACAGAAACTCTTGGCGAATACATTGAATTTGATGTATTTGATAGCGATAGAATCGTTTGATCGTTGGCAAGACTATTGGGTCTAAACCAGAAACTAATTGTTCCCGTTGAGCCATTTGTTGTATTGCCCAAAGATGATGTCTTGTAGATTACAGAATTTGAACCATTGAAATCAATCGAGTTTGCAACATATGGAATATATGTTCTTGTATTTGAATCCTCAATGACAACAACATTATTAACAACTGGTTCTGATTCGTATAAAAATTCACCAAAGAACTTCAATCCTGCAGGATGAATGAAATTCAAAACGTGCTGCTTGTATTCTTGTAATGCTTTTCGAATTCTTATCACATAACTAAAGTTTTGATAATAATCTCTATCTTCCAAATAATTTGAACTGCTTAGTAGTCCCGTATCGTCCTTAAATCGACCCGCGTAAGTGAATGTACCAGAAACAACTGAAGCATTTGCATTTGCAAGACCATCACCACTTCCTGTAAAATCAAGAGTTGGTGGAGTTGCATATCCTGAACCTCGATTAGTAATTGTAAGTCCTTCAATAACTCCAATTGAACCTGTATTAGATACGAGAGTTTCTCCAAATCCCAAAAGAGAAGAAACAACTATGTTAGCCCCAGATCCAGAACCAGAAACAGAAACTGTCGGTAGATAATTTATATCATAACCAGCACCACCTATTAGATGACCTGGACCTAAAAGCGTCAAGTTTGTATTTACAATCGTGCCCGTTGCATTCGTTACTACATTACCGTTAGCGCCATATCCAAATCCACCAGGAATATTTGTAAATATTAACTGTGCACCATTTGAATATCCAGTTCCGCCATTATTGATTGTCAATTTACCAATAATACCTAGATTCTTTATTCGTGTATTTCCTTGTATTGACGCAGTTGGAAGTGAAGTATAGTTATTTCCTCCAGATATCAAGACAATTGATCTTGCCGGACCGGTATTTGCATATGCAAAAAATGTCAATGTATTTGCCATTGACGTATTTGCATTTCCGCCAGATGAATTGCTATATGCACCAATTGCAGTCAAGTTATATGTATTGATAACGTCGGAATTTATATTGTATGTGTTCGGGTGCGTGAAATTATCATCAAAGACTTCAACGACATTTGCATTTGCACCAACGCCGCCGCCACCAGAAAACAAAACAAAATCACCAACTCTAAAACCAGCACCACCAACGACAACTGTAACGTTTGATATATTTCCAGATGACACTTCAGAAACAACTACTGTTCCATCAGATCCACCACCACCAACAACAGGTATTGAAGTTCCGATAGTATAACCTGATCCGCCATTTTTCAATGTTACAGAAGAAATAAATCCGCTAACTATTTTTGCTGATAATGTCTCACCATCAATTGTTGTTGTAAAAACTTCTTCATCCGCAGAAAAATCGCCCTTCTTTTTTGAAATGAAGAATTCGTTTATTCGTGTTCCCGCTTCGTATGATATGGAAACCCTTTCAACTTGTGCTGTTGCTGTAGAAACATTTCCTCTTATTAGAGTGCTTTCAAACTTTTTTAAACTAGCGATGGATTCGTCTAAAATTCCATTGACATAGGTATTGGCAAGTCTTATTGATCTTTCAACAAGCCATTTGCCAGAAGATGCAATCAATATATCATTTTTTGGATAATATATTTCAGGCGTTTCATTGTATAGGAGTCTAAAGAAAAAATCGTATGCTTTTTCTGTTCCTTTTGCGCGATAGAAGTCCTTAATATTCTTTAATAGTTTAGACTTATCTGTTAATGCTTCCTTGGGTATGACTGATATAAATTCGTTGTACAAATGATCATTGAATTCATTCAATCCAGTTTCAGTTATCTTGTCGGTATCAAAATAATTTGGAATATTTTTTGCGCGTTCTACTGTTTTACCAAATGCTAAAGTTGTATTTGATTGTTCCAAATACTCATAATACGCTTTTACAAATGCAATAAATGTAGGATGATCCGATTTTATAAAATCGGGTAATTGATTACTAACTACCGTAGAGATCTTGTTATTTGTTGCCATTAGGTATCAATCTCCATTGTAACCTCAATGGCAGTAGGATCTTCAGAATCTATTGACAATAATCTATTTCTAAGAGGATGTATTGTTGATTGTAGGGGATACATGTTCAAAGTTAGTACACCAGATGCATAATTTGGATTTGACGCAATAGATAGTGGTCTAAAATTATAGATGTTTATTCTGCCTGTCTCATAATTTATGTCGCCAAAGTTTTCATTTATTATAACTTTTTCGCCTGTTGTAGATGCTATGTAATAACTTCTTAATGTTCCTATAGAGACAGATAGAACTGCGGTTGCAGTTGCACCAGACCCACTTGAATCCGTGATTGTTATAACAGCAGCTGTATAATTTGAACCGCGATTTTCAATCATGATTGAAGTTATTTTTCCATTTACAACTACTGCTTTTGCGGTTGCACCAGATCCATCACCTGTTACAGTAACTATAGGACTATCAGTATAACCAGAACCAGAGTTTGTTATATCAACACTTTCAACTCCAGTAAATGATAATGGTGTTTCTTCTATGAGTGCATTTCTTGAAATGCCCTGACCATCTAGAATGGCAAAAGTTGGATAAGAATATAGTTTTTCGGTGTAAAGTCCACGACTCAGGGGTACATTGAAATCAATAGTATAATTTTTTGATACATTTAAAGTGGGCTCAAATCTTTTTTGAATAATAGTCTTCAAATCGCTTCCCAAAAATGATACATCGCCTGATGCTATTTGACCTTGCAATTTTGAAGTTCTATATGTTGAATTGAACTTTTCAAGATCGGTATCGTTGTACAAATTGACAATATTTTTGACAATGTTTGTCAAAGTAGTTTCATCTGAAGTTGTCTTTGTTGTATCATAATTTACTGTAATTTCTAATTTTAGATACAGATAGTCCGGATCTATTATTTCAGGTGTAACTGTAATTACATTTCTATTTGAAACCAATTGATTTATGATTCTGTCTTTTTCAATGTCGGTGATGACATATCCACTTCTTGGTTTCATGGATATGAAAATTTTACCATAAACAACGGGATCATTTTCCTCACCACCCCAAACGGATATTGTTTCAACATTTGGATAATCTTTCAACAAAAGAGTTCCGTAATCGTCTTTTGTAATTGCTCGGTTTTGAGTAGTATAAAATCTTGGTGCTAAAAACTTGATTCTATCAATCGTGTCTCTTTCGGCACCACCAGCTGCTGCAGAAATAGAATTCACGACAACGTTTGAAAAACTATTGATTGGTGTTGTCAAAGTAAATGAGTTGGCTTTATTTGATGCTTCTCCACTTGTTGAGAGATATACCAGTTGAACAATATTCCCGTCATCTAAGTTTTTTCCAATATAGTTATCTCCAAAATATAACGTATATTGATTTCCATTAGATTCTTCCAAAAAATAAACTTTTGAGTTTGAATCTAAAGTAGTAACATCATCAGCCAGACTATAAGTTGTCTTTACTAGATCAGCTGAAGAATTTTGCACTGTAACAATAAGAGTTGACGTATCAATGTTTGCCTCGGGTATCAAAAACCTTCTTTTCGAGTTTGATACATCAACAGAAACATTATATGAAATTTTTTCACCCTGGACAATTGATACGTTACTAAATGTATATGTATTTGAAGTTACATTTTTACTTGCTATATACGCATCTAAGTTTACAAAAGTATAATTTATACCATTAATTTGTTGTGATTGAAATTGTGAATACTTTGGAAGAGTAATTGTAGAAAGGCCGCTGGTTGGATTTGTATCTTCAACAACAACATCTACTTTTGCAACTGAACCACGAAGAGACGTAGGAACGTAGTTCAAATGTTTGGCGTGTGAAACAACAGAATTTCTTAGTATTGCACTATCTAAAAACATTTCATTCCCAATCATGTTTAGATAGTAGGCCATATAATGGGTGTTATATGCGAGAACATCTAGTAGAATGTTCAAACCTGAACCTTCAAAATCGTAATCTGTAAACTGGTTTTGACTACGCAAATAGTTTCTAAGATTTAACTTGATGGTATCAAAATCAAGTTCAGCAATTCTAAAAACTGTGTTAGATCCAGCCATATTATCTTACTCTTTCTAAAAATACAGTTATATCTATTGGTGTTGCTTGATTTATCACATAAAAAGATATGGAAACTTCATATGCATTCGTATCTTCTTTAACTTGAACGACAACGTCTCTCAATCTTGCTCTTGGTTCAAAATTGTTTATAACATCTTTGACTGCCTGCTTTATGTGCTGTGCGGTCAAAGATGATAAATTTTCAAACAACATTTGGCGAAGAGAACTTCCTATTTCTGGATGAAATGGTTTTTCATAATTTCCCAGATATAACAAGTTTCTAATTGATCTGATGACGGATTGATCGCCCACGCGAGTAGCCACATCCTTTGTTGCCGGATGTTTTGTGAAATTTAAGTCAAGATCTCTAAACGTTCTAACTGAATTTATTGCCATGATTTTATTTATCTAAGAAATCCAAGTAGTTTATCTTGTCCGATTCTCTCTAGAAGAACTTTTCCACAAGGATTGTCATACATGCTTTCTAATAGAGACGATAGTGAAGATTGAATTAATCTATCCAAAGAATTTTGAAAGAAGTTTCTATCCGAATTTATAATTGACTGTAAAATATTGGTTATTTCATTCAATCTATCTGCAATCGCAATAGCATCGGCCAAGCAATTATTGACCTGAGCAATCATGTTTGCAATTTCACCCGTATATCCATTTAGTAGTTCTTCGGAAAATAGTCCTGTCATGCTATTAAGTAAACTAAAACAGTCCGAAACTCCATCTATTGCATTAGATAGATTTCCAAGTGAACGTCCAACAGATAAAATTCTATCTAGTCCGGGAGTTGAACTTGTTCCTTGAGGTATGACACCAGAAAGTATTTGCACATGTGTGCTAAACAATGATAATTGTTCAGACAATCCACCAACACCCCCTGTTCCTAATGCATTTGTTATTGTCGTTTTTTCTCCGGAAGATAGGCATGAACTACTATTGACAATATCATATAATTGAGTTAAATTATCACCCAATCCACCTATGGCATCAGTAAGAGGGTTTTGAAATATACCACCGCGACCTTCATTGACGAAAGTTTCAAAAATACTTTTTTGAGTTGGTGACGCAATAGATCCTGCAGGAATATTTCCCGGATATGCAAATGGATCAGGTATTGCGATTGGTGAAGTTGATGATGGATTTACAGTCATTATTATCCTCTTTCAATTTTATTAACCGCCAGCAAAAACAGTTATGGCTCCTGTAGAAACTATGGAACCACACTCAATCAAATCTCCAACACGCCCGCAGCCGAGACCGTTTATGAAAACTGAAGTCGAACCTATAGCCAAAATGCTATCGTGACAACCTTGATTAGGACAACAATGACTGGCCCAATGATCAGTTTGACGATGAATGCCACGACCTTCTATGAAAACATCAGGACTGGCTGTGTCATTTTGTCTTGAGGGATAGCAATCGTGTCCCGAACAAACATCTGATAGTAATGTTACTGCCGGCATATTATTCTCTGGTTATTTGTAAGAATTTTTCTATTTGCTTTTCTATAATTTCTTTACGATTTGGCCATTTGATGTATATTTTTTCTGGGTTTTTTGCCAAATTATTTAACAAAGGTAAAATCATTTCTTCTACCTTTTTTAATCTATCTCTTATCTCAAGTTCAACAAGACGTTTATGTTCATCAACATCTACTTTAGACAAAAGATTATCTAATTTTTCTTCAAGTTTCTTTACATCTTCAGTTGCAGCAGGTGCAATAGGAGTTGGTGGTATCGTCAATGACTTCAGATACTCCTCTTCATCTACTGCGCTAAAACCAAAATCATTCTCTGCCATGTTTTTTCCTTATGCGTTAAGTCCTGTTTCATAACCACCACCTCTCCATGTCAATAATCTGGGTCTACCAGTTCCTGTCAAATTTCCTCTACGATTAAAACTAATATGCATCCATCCATTGGGAGAGTTTGAAGGAACCTCGTAAATCAATTGATCGAAATTTAAATTTGTAGAGGCCCATTTGCAAATTTCTAGAAGTTCAGCTTTTGATTTACTTGGCCAAGAGACATCGGCAGCTTCTCCTATTCCATGCTGAGCCTGATCTTCACCAATTCTAAATGCACTATTGATACGCATACCTGGATATTGTTTGCGAAGTGGTTCAAGACAGTTTTCAGCCAACGCTTGAAGATTGCAAGCAATTTCAGATTCACTAAACAGTCTAAAGGACTCAGTTCTTTTTGATCGACCCCTTTGAGCATTGATTCTATATGGAAATAAAATTCCAGGTCCTATAGTTAGATTTCTTAATTTATAATTTGCACTAAGATTTTTATCATAATCTGCCTCAGTTAATGGATCGGAAAAATCTCCACAAGTTACTGGAGGCGATGGTTCTGTGTTTGCTTGTTCTGGTGAAGTATCTTTTGGTGCATCATTAGGCACATAATCGGGTGATGCTGAATAATTTGGACTTACTTGTAGATCAACGCCCGCAAAATTGAAAGAGCCGGATCCCCCCGGAACTTGACGTTTTTCAAAAACTGCTGTCTTGGGATCATATTGCTGTTCTTGATATGTCGGCGTATCTCCTGGTGGATTGAAATCAATTCTAGGTGATACAAACTTCATGTTGCCAGTAGAAACAACCTCATATGTTCCTTTTACTGATGTTTTCATGTTGCCGCCAACTTTCAAGTCGGCATCACCTCTTACAAATATTGATCCTCGACCATTGATTGTAATATTGCAATCGCCATAAACAATTACATTATTATCAGACAATACTATTTCATATTTGTCTTTTACTACCTTCATCACACGAGTGCCATCAGGATGCATTTCATCAAAAGTTCCTGTACGATGTGCAATATGCACTCTTTCAGCACCAGGCGTATCGTCCAATTCTACAACATGACCCGATTCAGACTCGTATACATGATTGTATGGATATTGCGCTGCATATTTTGTTTGCGGCTCAGACCAAAAACCTTCACTAGCAGTTAGTATATTTTGTACAGCTGTCTGTTTCTTCACACCAACAATCGTGTCGTCTATTCCTTGATTTCTCGCAAGACGACTAACGCTAGGTTCATTTGCAAAACTGGGAAATCTTTTTTGTGATTCATCCTCAATTATGGCTCCGCTACTATCTTGATTATAAGTTCTCTTTGCAACAACTCTTGGTGCTTGATTTAGAGCAGACGAATCTCTTGGATCTGAAAATCCTTTATCTATTCTCGGTGTTCCTTCAGGAATACCAGGTACAGTGCCAAGCATAACAGGAAATTGTCCGTCGTCGCCATCCATGAAGAAACCAAATATCATTTCACCTTCTTTAGGAGCAACCATACTTGACGTATTAGAACCTAAAGGAACTATTGGATGGGCCCAAGGTAAATCTCTAGTTGGTATTCTATTTTTGTCTTCAGTATGCCAGCCAAATATACGAACTTGACATCTGCCTAAAGATAAAGGATCCTTACGATTTTCAACAACACCAAACCACCACACAAAACCATCAAGACCCATAAAATTATTACGATTTATCATTGCTTCCTCATCATGTCAATTCCTCGATCACTATTTTGTGCTTCAGGATATGATACTGATAAACAGTCCCTTGTTGCTTCAATTATCATTTCGTAACGATGAACATCTATTATGTGTCTTATGGCTGTAATCAAATATCTTCCGCTATAATATGGATTTATGTTTTTACTTCCAGGATCTTTTGTAGAGACAAGTGGTAGATCAAACTCAATTATATCACCAATAGTTAGATATGTGTCTCCAGGAACTACCATTTTCAATTTAAAATAATTCAATTGATTAATTTGAGATATTCTTTGAAGCATCCAAGACTCTACCAAATTTTGCTTTATTGATGGTTGCTTAGAAGATATTGTTGGATCTGTATCATGTCCTCTATTTGTTGGATACATTCTCATAACTGAGTAATAGTTTTCATATATTTTATTTTTCAATCTGTCTTGATACTCATTCTGAAATGAAAATGCCTTTTTATTTTCAACATGTACAGAATTATTAAAGAAGTTTTCATAATTCATTACTGTATCATTTACTTTTAATTTAACAAGATCGACACCTCGTAGAACACTAGAAAACATACCAGACGTTATACCAGATAGAACGTCAAAATTGTTCATGAATTCGTATTTTATTACATCTCGTATTTCACTTACTGAGGTATCATCAGGATAGTCAACGTTTTTGATCTTGTATGTATATTTTCCCTTTGATGATCTTTGAAATAGTGTTTCAAGAGATTTGAAATTATATCCTTGCGTATTTTCATAAAACATAAAATTTGCACCAGAACTTTTTGAACTTGCTGATACTGTTCTTGCTGCAAGCCAACCAATTGCAGCAAATGGATTCATATATGGAATAATGATATCATGAATACCAAATGTCGGCTCTATGTTTTGATTTTGTATTTTTTGCGGAGATACGACCAGTTCTTTGATTAAAATGTCTTTAACTATTTCAGACGTTGTTTTACCCCTATAAGACTTTGAAATGCGTCTTGATGCAGATATGATGTTTTCTTCGGAACAGAAATGAAGCACATAAATTTGATTTGAAGTTGTTGCTGATTTTATTTCACCGCCAGTCATTTTATAAATTCTAAAAATCTTGTCAAAAACAACTTCTCTTTCAGAGCCCGGTTTTCCTACTGTTATTGCAATAAATTCAAATCCCGACAACGGAATTCTTGCAAAAAAGTCTTGAGAATCCGACAATGATATTTGTCCAGAAATTGTAGAATTGTATATGTCTTCAAACATAGATAATTCTATTAATTGTGGATATATGTTTATAAACTCACCATTTGTACTAATGATGTTTAGACTTTTTAAGACAAAACTTTTTTCTGAACTATAATCGTTTTCAAACATTATTTGAAAGCAACTTCAACAATTCATCCTCTAATTGAGGAACATAGATTTTATCTAATATCTTTATATTTCTTTTAGCCTCGTTTGCTTCCTCTTCGTAATCATAATATGAAACAGCATTTTTTGTAGTTACTATTGTAACTGCATTTCCATCTTTCAAATTTACCGTTTCAGTATTTGTTGATGCCAAATTAGCATATGTATTATAATCTAATTTATACTTGTCTATAGTCACTGTGCTTGTAACCGAATCTGTTTTTGTAATTATCTTTTCATAATGATGTGTTGTCGTTTTTGCGGTTGAAATTGAACCGTATTTTGACTCAACATAATCCACGAAATTTTCATATTTTAAAGGCCAATCGTAAAATGGATCAACTATATTGTTTGCTAATAATATTATCCAATGACGGTTTGGATTGTCATAATAATTGAATGCTAAGGATTCTGGCGTATCGTTATCTGTAACAGTATATTTGTAGAATATAAAAGTTTGATTTTGAATACTTTCAAGAATTCTCGTTCTTAAAAATATGTCCGTAACGATCTTGACATTTTTAAAACTTGAATCTACAAGATCATATCCTGTTAGGGGAAAATTTTCAAAATATGCCATTAGTAACCCTTGTCTATTGCTTCTCTGGTTATGAGATTGAGTTCTACAAAACTTAGTCTCATTCGTATTTGCACAGGCATACCATCTTCAAACGTTACAAATGAACCCGAAGATGCATAATCAACTTGCACATCTTCTAAAACACAAGTTGTCATTCGAGGAATATTTGTGTTTTCAACAAATCCACCAGTAGTTTTTCTTAAAAAAGTAATTTCAAATTCTGAAGGCGGAAGAAATAGTACTCCGTTTAAAAGCAGTTCTGGTGCTGAATGTCTTCTAAATTCGTAAATTATTTGCCAAACCATATCGGCTTCTTGACGACTTCTTGGCGCAAAAACAAAATCAAAATTAAATTTTCTTAGTTGAGGGGCTGTATATAATACTTCAATTACAGGATTTATAGCATAACCCATTAGCTGCAAACCAGTTTTTATCGCAGGCGTAACGAAAGTTCTATCAATTCTATTTAACATTGCCGCTCCAGCGAGTAGTGTCATTGCTGTTCCGCCTGCTGCAATTGAACCCAACACCGCAGCTGCAGTTCCTCCAGCAGCAGCAGCGCCAAGTCCCAAATCTCCAGATTGTGATTGTATCTTTGAGGCTGCAGAAGCCGCAAGAGTTCCACTAATTCCTAACTTATCAATAAGACTTGCCTGCTCATATTGCTGTCTATTATCAAATACAACACTATCTGGTACATATAATGAAATTGCTCGTTTTACTCTCTTATATCTTCTTGTCAATCCTAATTGACGAGCTGTTAATCTATCCTGTCTTCTAACTATTGGACCTTTTGCCCCATCGGCAGTCTCTACTTCACCGAGTTCTTGTTCACGGCCTGTTTCTAAATCCTTTGATTTTGTATGAACGTTGATATTGAACAACATGCAATGAGATAGATTTTCCATATCAATCGGATAATTATACGCCGAAAACTTAAATTTGTTTTCAGGAAGAGTTGCTAGAGGTCCAGCACCTTGAGATTGATGACCACCTGCAATATCTCTATCATCTTCTCTTATACTAAATCTATTGGGCTCTGCCATCTAAATATCCTATACTCTTTCCATATATTTATCATGTCGTACAAAGGCCGTTTCATTCCAACAAATAGTAGTAAATATCGCGGGGACCCTACACGGATAATATATCGTAGTCTTTGGGAACGTCGTGTCATGGTCTTTCTTGACGTAAACCCGTCCGTGATGCAATGGTCTTCTGAAGAAATCGTGATACCTTATTTCTCGCCAGTGGATCGAAAAGTACATCGTTATTTTCCAGATTTTTATGTCAAAGTACGCGATAAAGAAGGTAAAGTTCGCGAGATGGTTTGGGAAATAAAGCCCAAAAAAGAGTCAGCACCACCAAAGAAAAGATCGCGTATTACTCAAAAATACATATCCGAAGTTGTCACATGGGGAGTAAACGAAGCAAAGTGGAAAGCGGCTGAAGAATACTGTCTTGATCGGAATTGGCAGTTCAAAGTGCTTACGGAAGAGGATCT